AACAAATACATTTGAACTACAAGATATAGATGGCAACAATGTTAATACATCTGGTTATACAACTTATGTATCAGGTGGAGTTGCAAATAGAGTTTATACATTAACAACAACTTATGAAACTGCAGATTTACCAGATTTAAAATTTGCTCAATCAGCTGACGTTATGTACATTTGTCATCCTGATTTTCCACCAAGAAAATTATCAAGAACTGGTCATACCTCTTGGACTATTACAGATGTTGATTTTTCTAATGGACCATTCTTAGATCACAATATTACAACAACAACAATGACACCATCACATAAAAACGTTGGTGATACTGTTACAGCAACATTCTCAGCAGTTACTGGTATTAATGATGGTAATGGTTTTACATCTGCTGATGTTGGAAGAATAGTTCATTTTAATACTGGTCATTTTGAAATTACATCTATTACATCTACAACAGTAGTTGTTGGAACTGTTATTAAAGATTTAGGTAAGACCACTGCAGATACTGACTGGGCTTTAGGTGCGTGGTCAGAATATACAGGCTATCCTTCTTGCGTAACTTTCTATGAACAAAGATTAGTATTTGCAGGAACTGAACATCAACCACAAACTTTATTCTTTTCTAAATCAGGTGATTATGAAAACATGGATGATGCTTATCATGCAACAGTAGCAGATGATGATGCAATCATTTATACAATCGCTTCTAACCAAGTTAATGCAATTAGATTTTTATCTGCAACACGAACACTAATCGTTGGCACAGTAGGTGGAGAGTTTTCAGTATCAGGTGGTGGTACAGATGATCCTGTAACTCCAACAAATATATTAATTAAAAAACAATCTAATCATGGTTGTGCAAATATAGACGCTATACCAGTAGGTAACGTAACTTTATTTTTACAACGTGCTAAAAGAAAGATTAGAGAACTAGCATATAACTTTGATGTTGATGGTTATGTTGCACCTGACATGACTATTCTTGCTGAGCATATTTCAGAAACTGGAATTAATTCTATGTCTTATCAACAAGAACCTAATCAAGTTATTTGGTGTGTTAGAGGAGATGGAAGATTAGTTGGTTTAACTTATCAAAGAGAACAACAAGTTGTTGCTTGGCATAAACATATATTTGGTGGTGCATTTGGAACAGGTATTGCAGTATGCGAATCCATAGCTACCATTCCAACAGATGATAAAGAATATCAAACATGGGTTATTATTAAACGTACTATTAATGGTGTAACAAGACGTTACGTTGAATACATTAATCAATTTGATTTTGATGAAACAGATAATACAAACTTTAATTTCTTAGATTCACAACTTGCTTATTCTGGATCTGCAACTACTACAATTACAGGATTAGATCATCTTGAGGGACAAACTGTATCTGTTCTTGCAAATGGTGCAACACATCCAGACAGAACTGTATCTGGTGGATCTATTACTTTAGCAAGATCATCTACTAAAGTTAAAGTTGGATTAAAATATACATCACTATTACAAACAATGAGATTAGATGCTGGAGCTCAAAATGGTACATCTCAAGCTAAAACAAAAAGAATATTTAATATCTCTATTAGATTATATGAATCTATTGGTGTTGAAGTTGGTCCAGATTTAAACAATATGGAATCCATTCCATTTAGATCTTCTGCTAATCCTATGGATCAAGCTATACCAGTATTCACAGGTGATAAAGAAGTAGAGTTTAGAGGTAACTATGAAACTGATGGTTTTATATATGTACGTCAAACTCAACCTTTACCTTTAACAGTTTTATCGTTATACCCAGAATTAATTACAAATGACTAATTCAGAAATTCACTATATACCAGAAGAAGATAAAGATAGATTGGTTATTATACCTTACATATCTGATCATGGTAAAATAATTATGCAATCTCAAATGAATCATAAACTTATGCAATTAGATGCAAACTTTTTAGCAAACGATAATATGAATGAGTGTATGAATTTAGAAGAAAATGGATTAGCATTTACAGGTGCAGTCAATAGACAGATTGTTGCATCAGCTGGTATTAAAAGAATATGGGGTAATGTTGGAGAAGGTTGGGTTCTTGCAACTTATGATATTTGGAATCACCCTATTACTATTGCTCGTGCAATTAAAAAGAATTTTGAAAAGTTAGCAAAAGCTCATAATTTTAAAAGAATACAAACTGCTGTAAGAGCAGACTTTGGTATTGGTATTAGATTTGCTAAATGGATGGGATTAAGTAATGAAGGATTAATGAGGAACTATGGTTTTGATGGTTCTGATCATTATAGATTTGCGAGGATTTTCTAATGGCACCAGCTGTACCATATTTAATTGTCGGTGGTTTAGGTGCTTTACAATACCAACAGCAAGGTGCTGCAGGTAAATATAATCAAGCAGTTCAAAATCGTAATGCTGAAATAGCAAGACAAGAGGCTGCTCAAATAGACAAACAATTAGAAACTGATCTTGGAAGATTTGATAATCAATACACACAGTTAGTTGGTAAGACACAAGTATCAATAGCTAAATCTGGAGTATCAGATGAGGGTACAGCAAGAAGAATTGCTAGAGCTAATGCTGAACAAGCTGAGCTTGATAGAGAAACAATGAGATACAATGCAGCTGTAAATAAAATTTCTAAATTAGAAACTGCAAATTATTATTCAATACAGGGACAGGTTGCTAGAAATACAGCAAGAGCAGCTCAATTACAAACAATAACATCAACTGGAACAAGTTTACTTGGTATGTCTGGTATGACTAAACAGACATAATTATATGCCAAGAAATTATAAAAAAGAATATGAAAATTATCATTCTAGCGAAGAACAAAAGAAAGATAGAGCTGGAAGAAATGGTGCTAGAAGAATGTTAAAAAAGAAATATGGAAATAGTTTACTTGGTAAAGATGTAGATCATAAAGATAGAAATCCAAGAAACAACAATATGAGTAATTTAAGAATACAATCTAAATCAGTAAACAGATCAAGGAATCAATAATGCCAAAAATTCCATCATATACAGCACAACTTAGACCAACAACAGATATTAATATTCCAAAGTCTGGTGTGCAGATGCCAATTACAGCTCCATTTACTGGATTACAAAGCACTATTGCTGATTATTATGTAAAAGAAAAAACAGCAGAAGCAAACACAAATGCTACAAAAACTATTAGTGATTTATACAACGATCAAGAAGATGGAACTCAAGGATTGTTTACAATCAAAAGTGAATTATCTGCAAATCCAAATCCATCACAAGTTACAAAAGATTATGACAACAAAGTAAATACTTTATGGAGTAGCGTTCAACAAAGTTCAAAATATTCTGAAATGGATAATTTTACAAAAAGTGCTGTTAAAGAAAAATTCTTTGCCACTGCTGGAGTATTAAAAACAGATGTTCTTAAAGGATCAAGAGATTCTTTGTTTAAAGAAGAAAGTAAAGTTGTTGATGGTTATTATCAAAATGAAACTATTATGCTTAAAGAACTTGGTGCAAAATATCTACCATTTTATGAAAAGAATATATCTAATACAATTAATAATTTAACTGCTTTAGATGCTGGTCAAAAAAAAATATTGTTAGATGAAAAATTAAACTTTGGAAAATTAGAACTTGCTCAATCAATGCTTAATAGAAAAGAATCTGAATCTTTAACTGAAATGTTAAAAAATGGAACTATTAAATTAGATGCTAAAAGTTTTAATCAAGTTTTTGATCAAGCTCAAAAACAAAATACAAGTAACATTTTTTCTGAATTAACTTCAGGAATTTCTCAAACACCAGGTATTAATAATACTCAGCTTGGAACTGAATATAATAAAGTTTTAAATTTTTCAAAAGGAATATTTGAAACAGAAAGACAAAAAGAACTTTATAATAAATTATCTACTACTGAAAAAGGAGATTTAATTAAAAATGCTAATGAAAAATATAACATAGTAACTACACAGATTAAAATTCAAAATGATGATATAAATAGAGCTGTTTCAGATGCAACACAAAAATCAATGAAAAATGTTGTAAACTCATCAAAAATAAATGAATACAATCCAAATGTTATTAATAATTCTTTTGGATCTGATGAAAAAATTAAAAAAGATTTTTTTAAATTAAATGAAGTTATTAAAAATAATGAAGATATTAAAGCAACACCATATCAATACAAATTTGATATTCTAAAAAAAATAGCTAATGGAGATATTATAAATATAAATACTCCAGTTAGAACTGGAATGGATGCTCAAGGAACAACATTAGTTGAAAAAGTTATTAATAAAGAGATAAGCAAAAAAGATTTAGAAATGTTTAATTCTTTAATGCAAGTTAATGGAGTTGATCAAAAAACAAAAGATAACATGAAACAATTTTTTAATTTCATTCAAGCTAATGAAACTTTAGTTGGTGGAGTTTCTACATTTAGAAACTTTGATCCAACATATGATTCAAGAATGAATTCATTTATAGATGATATGTACACTCGTTATACTGATGGATTAAAAAAAGGTTTACAACCAAAAGATATGTTATCAAGAAATAGCGAAAATTTTATTGCCAAAGATGGTGCTAAATATACCTTAAATAGAGATGATGTTAATATTCAGCTTGAAGAAACTATAAAGAAACAAAGTCAAAAACAATATAAAGTAGGTGATGTTGTAACAAATTCCAAAGGAGAAAAAGCTACAGTATTAAGAATAGAACAGAATGGAAAAGTAATTCTTCAAAAACAATAATATTTAAATGGCTGAAATATCTTTAGATAATTTTTTAGGAACTAATGAACCTGCTGCTCAGCCTGAACAACAAAACAATATAATTTCATTAGATGATTTTATAAACGTAAAACCTCAATACCCATCATTATCAGAAACAAATAAAAAACAAGTACAAGATTATTGGAGCAGTATTTCTTCTGATGGAATAGTTTCTCCAGATGATACTACTTATGGTTTTAGTCAATACTCAATACCAGAAGCTGCAGATAAATTTAAAAATTTTATGGTTGGAGATAAATCTGATATTGCAAAACACATAGCAACAGGATTTCAATTATCTAATCCAGGTTTAATTTACAATTATTTATATGGAACTGAAATGCCTGAGGGACTTAAAGGTGAATTACCTGACACAGGTTGGCTTGAAGGTTTAGCTCAAACAGCAGCAACTATGATTGGTGATACTCCAGTATTTTTAGCAGGAGCTTATGGTGGTCAAAAATTAATTCCAGTACCTGGTTTTGGCGGTGCTTTTGGTGCAGGATTTTTAAATGGTGCTGTAAGAAAAACAATGATTGAAGCTATTAATAAAAAAGAAGTTGGTGAACCTGTTGAATTTTTAAAAATATTTATGGAAGAAGGATTAAAACAAGGTGTCAAAGAAGGATTTCAATTTGGAGCAGCAATGAAAGCAAATAAACTTCTTGGACCATATGCTGAGAATTATATTGCTAAAGCAATGTCAAGATGGTCTGCGTTTGAGGGTATTGGTGCTTTAATGCACGGCGAACTTCCATCATCTAGAGAACTTTCTTATTCAGGAATATTTTGGTTTTTAGGAACTGCAGCAGAAGGAAAGGTATCTACATTAGATAAACAAGCCATTAAAGAAAAAATGGATTCAATATTTATTGAAACAGGAAGAAAACCATCTCAAGTATTAACTGATGCAACTAAAGATAGAGTTATTGCAGATCAAATTGCAAGCATTGATCGTAAAGTACCAGAGGCTTACGAAACTAAAAAGAATATTCCAGAAAAATTAGACATGACTTTAGAAGAAAAGGTTGCAGATTTAAGACAGCAATTAAAAATTATAGAAGAAAGAAAAGTTCCTCAAAGAACTGAGAAATATACTAATCAAGAAGGAATTACTGTTGAAAGAATTATTGTAAATGAAAAAGCAAATAATAAAAAAAATAAAGACATTGAAGAAGTTTCTAATCAAATTAAACTTTATGAAAAACAATTGGAAACAACAGCTAAATCAAATGATCCTGCTATGCAACATATGTTTGATAATATGTCTTTTGGTGAACCTGCTCCAAGTGCTTTATTTGTAAATGTTAAAGAAAAAATTAATACAGCAACAAATAAATTCTTAGATAAAGCAGTAGATTTTCGTAATCCTATTTTAACTGATTTAGTTAGAGCTGGTGTTAAAGATTTAAATAAAGTTGATGCACCTATTAATTTATATCAAGAAGCTATGTCTTTATCTAGAAACAAAGATAAAGGAGTTATTTTTTTAAAAAGAGGTGCAATTGATATTGAAAATAGAACTATTGGTAAATCATTAGAAGAAATATTAAGACCAATAAAAAATGATCCAGTATCTCATGCTGAATTTGCTGGATATGCAACAGCTGTATTTAATAAAACATTAGCTAAACGTGGAATTAAAACTCCTTTTGATACAAAGTTCTCAGATCAAGTTGCTAATAATAAAACTTATCAAGCAAAATATGAAAAGATGAGAAAGGAAATGGTAGATTTCCAAGATAAAGTTTTACAATATGTTAGAGATAAAGGTTATATTACTCAGAAACAGTACAAAGCAATTAAAGAATTAAATGAAAATTATGTTCCTTATGCTAGAGAAATTTTAGATTATGAAAGTCAATTAGTAAAAGGAAAAGCATCACCATTAAAAAAAAGAAAAGGTGATGAAAAATTAAGAGTTCTTGATCCAGTTAAAATTATTGCAGAGAATACAATTAAACTTGTAGAACTTGCTGAGGTAAACGCTTACCGATTAAAGTATTTAGAATTCTTAAAAGAAAATCCAGAAGCATTTCCTGGTATAAAAAAACAATCTGTAGAAATGAAACCTATAAAAGTTCAAAGAAAAGAACTAGAAAAATTTATACCAAAAGAAATATTAGATGGATTATCAGATGCAGCAATTTCTGAAATGACTTTATTTAGACCAAGACCAAAAACAATTGATCCAGGCTCAATGGTTGTTCGCACAAAAGAAGGAAAGATTGAAGTATGGGAAGTTGGAGAAGAAAGAGTTATTGCATCTAATGCAACGCTTTATAAAGAATTAGATTTCTTACAAAGATTTGCAAGACCATTTGTTGATGTAACAAGAATTGGTGTTATCTTTGCTCCTATCTTTATAGCCAGAAACATAATTAGAGATACACTTAACGCATCTATTGTTTCTAAAGTTGGTTGGATTCCATTTGTTGATTCATTTGTTGGACTTGTAAGAATTATAAGAGGAGATATTTTAAAAGATACAAAACTTGCAGATCAGTATGCTGTAAAACTTATGGAAAGATATGAGAAGTCTGGTGGAAGACAGGCTAATATTTTAGAATTAGACAGACCAATTAGAGATACTGATGTTCATAGTATTCTTTGGGAATCTCCAATTAAAAATAAATTAAGATATATTGAAGATGCAATTAAAGCAGCTGTTAGAATTTCTGAGGAAATGACAAGAGTTAGAATGTTTGAAAAAGTTGAAAGACTTGCAAAAGAAAAAGGTTTATCACCTAAACAAGCACAGGAACGTGGTGGATTTGAAGCTGCTGATCTTTTGGATTATCAAAGAAAAGGTGCAAACTTATCTTACTTTAATTCTTTAATTCCTTTCTTTAACCCTACAGTTCAAGGTATGAGAAAATCTGTAGATGTATTTGTTAAGAATCCTAAGAAAGCTATGGCAGGAGTTTTCACTGCAGTTATACTTCCAACTTTACTTGAACAAATTTTATATCGTGATGATCCTGATTATCAACAACAAGATAGACAAATAAAAAGAAATAACTGGTATATAAAAATAGATGGTATTGGTTATTGGATTCCAAAAGGTTACGATATTTCAATTATCTTTTCTGAGTTTACTGTATCTGCAATTGATTTAATTGCTAATGATGATGGTAAACAATGGAATAACTTTGTTGCAGAATATTTAAAAGATTCAGCTTCAAGACTTATAACATTTCCTCAATTTGCAAAACCTTTTGCAGAAATTGTTTTAAACAAAAATTTATTTACAGGTAATGATATTATTAATCCTTATTTAGACAGGAATGTTTCTGACGCATACCAAGCTCAACCAAATACTTCTGAAACAATGAAATTCTTAGCAGAAAAGATGAATGGTTTAATTGACGCTGATTGGTTTAAAAAAATGAATAACCCTATTTATTTAGATCATGTATTTAAATCTTATACCGCTACTGTTGGAGGATATATTTTAGATATTAGTGATAAGATATTAACAGAAACTGGTGTTGTAGATAAAAGATTTGCACCAGATAAACAACTTGGTGATCTTGCTATTGCCAAAGGTATTGTTGCAAGAGAAGTTCCTTGGTTTACTTCTTATGAAAAGACATTTAATGAAAAGTTAATAGAGTTTACTAAAGCCGATGGAACAATCAAATTACTTCAAAAACAAGGAAGATTTGATGAAGCTAACAAACTTAAAGAAAAATATCCTTATGATTTAGCTGTATTAAAAAATATAGATACTGAGATAAAAAAATTAGATACAGCTATAATAAGCATAACTAATGCAAAATTTGAACAATTACAAATAAACAAAGAAGATTTTGCTAAACTAAGCAAAAGACAGCAAGAAGATATATTATTAACTATAAGACAGTCTAAGTATCAAGAAATAAGAAATCTTAGAAGAATGCAAATCTTACTGACAGCAGCAGGATTAAATGCTATAAATATTAAAGTTGCTATTCCAGAAATAAAATAATATAGGAACAATATATGACAATATCTTCAACTACAGTTAGAAACAGTTATAGTGGTGATGGCTCAACTACAACGTTTAGTTATACATTCAAGATATTCCAAGACTCAGATATTCAAGTAATTATACGTTCAGCTAATGGAACTGAAACAACTAAAACAATTACAACTCACTATACAGTAACAGGTGCAGGTAATGCAGGTGGTGGATCAGTTATATTTACATCAGGTAATATTCCAACATCTACTGAAACAGTTGTATTAAGACGTAATATTCCACAAACACAATCAATAGATTATATTGCTAACGATCCATTCCCTGCTGAATCTCATGAAGAAGGTTTAGACAGAGCAACAATGGCAATTCAACAATTGCAAGAAGAAGTAACAAGATCTTTAAAATTATCTAAAACAAATACAATGACATCTACTGAGTTTACTGTAGGTGCATCTGCTCGTGCTAATAAGATTTTAGCATTTGATACTAATGGTGAATTGTCAGTTACACAAGAGCTTGGAACTAATAGAGGTTCATGGAGTGCTGGAGTTACATACAATGCCAGAGATATTGTAAAAGATGGTTCTAACAATAACGTATATCTTTGTAACACAACTCACACATCTACAGGTTCTACACCTATTAGTTCTAATGCTGATGTAGCTAAATGGGATTTAATTGTTGACGCACAATCTGCTACAAACTCAGCTAATGCAGCTGCGAACTCTGCATCTAACAGTTCTAATTTTGCTAACAACTCATCTAACTCAGCTAATACTGCAGCCAATCACGCATCTAATGCAAGTAATTTTGCAAACAATGCTTCTAATTCTGCAAACGATGCTTCAACATATTTAGCTGGTGTAAGTGCTAATGCAAATGCTGCAGCTAATTCTGCTAGCAATGCTTCTAACTTTGCAAACAATTCTAGTAACTCAGCAAATACATCTGCAAATCATTCAAGTAACGCATCCAACCATGCGGCAAACAGTTCTAACAGTGCTAACACATCAGCAAACCACGCATCAAATTCTAGTAACTTTGCTAATAACAGTTCTAATAGTGCAAACACTTCAGCTAATCATGCTGCTAATTCATCTAACTTTGCAAACAACAGTTCAAACTTTGCTAATAATAGTTCTAACAGTGCTAATACTTCTGCAAACCATGCAAGTAATAGTTCTAACCATGCTGCTAACTCTAGTAATTTTGCTAATACATCTAGTAACCATGCAGCTAACTCATCAAACTTTGCTAACAATTCATCTAACTTTGCTAACACTGCTTCTAATGCGGCTAATGCTGCAAACAGTGCAAGAGATGCGGCTCTAGCAGCAGCTGATAACTTTGATGATACATACTTGGGACAAAAGAATAGTGATCCTGCAGTTGATAATGATGGCGATCCTTTAACACCAGGTGATTTATATTTTAACAATAGCTCAAATACATTGAAATATTACACAGGATCTACTTGGTTAACTGTAGAGGCTACAGATACAAGTAATTTAGCAAGTAAAGGATTTAGTATTGCAATGGCGATAGCTCTCTAGTATAGGATTATATATGGCTCAAAATTTTAGAAGATATACAAGTAATAATGTTGGCACTTCTGCTGCAACAATTTTTACTGCAAATTCATACGATACATTAGTTGGAGTTTATGTTGCTAACGTAACATCATCTTCTGTTATTGCATCTGTTTATATTAACGATGGAACAAACGATATTCATTTAATTAAAGATGCACCAATACCTGCTGGTTCTGCTCTACAAATTTTAGATGGTGGATCAAAAATAGTAGTTCAATCTGGTGATGCACTAAAAGTTATTTCTGATACTGCAAGTTCATTAGACGTTTGGGTTTCAGCAGTTGACGATATAAGTTCATAATAGGAAATTTACATGGGTTACTTAGGATATAAACCAGCTGATAAACCTTTAACAGCTGCGGATATAACAGATAGCATTATAACATCTGCAAAGATTGTTGATGGTACAATTGCTAATGCTGATATTAACTCATCTGCTGCAATAGCATTATCAAAATTATCTACAACAGGAACTGCAAGTTCTGCAAATTTTTTAAGAGGTGATGGTGCCTGGACAGCTGTATCTTCTGATTTCGTTTTACTTACTACAACAAATATAACATCAACAACTGCTTCTGTTTCTTTTGATGGATATTTTTCATCTACTTATAAAAATTATATGTTTATTGGTTCTCATTTAAAAAATGACACAACTGGAACTTTACGAATGAGATATAGACAAAGTAATGCTGATGTTACTTCTGCAAATTATGCCTATTCATTACAATCAGTAAGAATAAATGCTGGTGTTGCTGCTGATTATGGTGGTGGAAAATCAACAACTTCAGTTGAAATTAATAATGCTGGATATTCATCATCTACTAGATCACAAAATTTTCAAATTTATTTACTTGATCCATTAAATGCAACATATTGGAAACATTATTATGGAAATTGTAATGCTTTTTATTTAACAGATTATTACTATTGGAATACTATTGGTGGTACATTTTTAGGAAATGAAAATGCATTATCAGGAATTACTTTTTTTCAAACTAATGGAAATTTTACTGATGGAACTATAAAACTATATGGAATTAAATAAATGAAAAAAATTGTTAATGGAATAGAAATAGATTTAACTGCTGAAGAAATAGCACAAAGAGAACAAGATGCTATCCAATCTGAAGCAGATAGAGTTATTAGAGAACAAAAGATTGAACAAGAAAAATCTAACAAACAATCAGCACTAAACAAACTTAAAGCATTAGGTTTGAATGATGCTGAGATTAAAGCGATCATAGGAAATTAAACATGCTATCTTTAGATTTCATAGTTAAATTTTTTGTGATACTAAATAACAACCAAGTTAAAAAAATTTAAGTATGCCACTAACAAGAATAAAATCACTAGGAATAACTGATGGTACAATCGTCAATGCTGATATTAATGCTAGTGCTGCTATAGATTCTACTAAGTTATCTGGCGTTCAAGGTAAATTTGAATCTCAATTACTTCATGTAAGAGATGAAAAGGCTAGTGGAACTGCAGGTGGAACTTTTGATTCTGGAGCTTGGAGAACAAGAACATTAAATACATCTTTGACAAATGAAATTAGTGGAGCATCTTTATCTTCAAATCAAATAACTTTACCAAGTGGAACATATTTTATACAAGCAACAGCACCTTGTTTTTTTGTTAATTCTAATCAATTAAAATTAAGAAATATAACAGATAGTACAGATACATTAATTGGACAATCTGGATTTTCAGATAATAATGCTCCGTCTGGTGGATATGGTGATGCTATAAGTTATGTAATAGGAAGATTCACAATATCAGCACAAAAAGTTTTTGAATTACAACACAGATCTTCTGCTTCAGCTGCAACAAATGGTTTTGGTTTATCTTCAGGTTTTTCAGTAACAGAAGTTTATGCAAATGTATTAATATGGAAGGTAGCATAATATGAAATACGCATTAATTAAAAATAACAAAATAGAATTAATATCATACGAACCTATTGAAGGATATATTGAAGTAGATGATAATGTATTTGCTGATATGATTAAAAAACCAGATGGTTCTTTTAATTATTCAGATGAATTTTTAGCAGAACAAGAACAAAATAGAATTGCAGAACAAAATAGAATTGAACAAAAAAAATTAAACAAACAATCTGCTTTAAATAAATTATCTGCTTTAGGTTTAACTGCAGATGAGATAAAAGCTATTATAGGATAACATGGCATATATCGGCAAACAAAAAATATTTATAAATAACAAATATAAAGTTTGGCATGATAAGATAATTGCCAGAGCTAACAACAGAACATTAGAAGGATATAAAGAAGTTCACCATATCATTCCTAAAAGCTGTGGTGGTTCAAATGATAAAAATAACCTTGTAGCTTTAACAGCTAGAGAGCATTACATTATTCACATGCTATTGCCATTCTGTGTAACTAAAAAATATAGATTTAAAATGATTAAAGGTTTTCTTTATATGAATGTAAAACCAAAAAGCACACAAAGATTTTATAAAATTAATTCAAGAATGTATCAAAAGTTTAGAATTGAATATGGTATTTTACATACAGGATTTAAACATACTGAAGAAACAAAAATGAAAATGAGAGGAAGAATACTTTCAAATGAAACTAAAGCAAAGATTAAATATGCTAGACAGTTTCAGGTTTGCTCAGATAAACAAAGAAAAAATTATAGTAAAATATATTCTAATTTAATTTGGATTAATAAAGATAACAAATCTAAAAGAATAAAAAAAGAATTAAAACAAGAATATTTGAATAATGGATATAAACTTGGTAGAGATATGTCTTACATGACTAAAGAATTAAAAAATATATATTCACAAAAAACAAAAGCATATTGGGAAAGGAGAGTAGCATAGTTGTCATATATTGGACGTACTCCCATTGTAGGAAACTTCGTTAAGCTAGATGCAATTACTACATCTGCTACAGCTACATACAATTTAACTAATGGTGGAGTTGCTTACTATCCACAATCTGCAAACAACTGCATCGTATCTTTAAATGGAGTTATTCAATCGCCAACTTCAGCTTATACAATATCAGGTTCAACAATAGTATTCTCAGATGCTTTAACTTCATCTGACACAATAGATTTTATTTTAGTATTAGGTGATGTTCTTTCAATAGGTACTCCTAGCGATGGTACAATAACTTCTGCTAAACTTGCTTCTGGTGTATCTGGATTAATTTCTTGGCAATCAGTTCAAACATCTGGTTTTACTGCTGTTGCTGGTAGAGGTTATCCTTGCAACACAACTTCATCTGCATTCACAGTAACATTACCTGCATCACCTTCTGCTGGAGATACAATTATATTATTAGATTATGCAGGAACTTGGGATACAAATAATTTAACAATTAATCCTAATAGTAATAAAATTTTGGGACAAACTTCTAATGTTGTAGCTTCTAAAGATAGAGAAGCATTAACATTAACATATATAGATTCAACACAAGGTTGGTTACCAAATTCTGGTTATCAAGAAAGTACAAGTGGTATAGGTATTCCTTATTCAATAGATTTTTTAGTCATAGCTGGTGGAGGTTCTGGTGGTTCGATAGCGGCTGGAGGAGGAGGTGCTGGAGGATATAGAACTTCTACTCAAACAGTATCACCAGGAACAGTAATTACAGTAACAGTAGGTGATGGTGGTGCTAGTGTTTCTGGACCATCAAATAGTGGAAATTCAGGATCAAATTCTTCAATTTCAGGTTCAGGATTAACAACAATAACATCAGCTGGTGGTGGTTTAGGTGGATTTTATGATGCAGTTGGTGGTAATGGAGGTTCAGGTGGTGGTGGAGGTGGAGGTTTTTCTTCTAAAGCTGGAGGTTCTGGAAACACTCCAAGCACATCTCCAAGTCAAGGTAATAATGGTGGAACTGGATTTTATGATAATGCTACTGAGCGTGCAGCAGGCGGCGGAGGTGGTGCTAGTGCGGTTGGAGTTAATGGAGTATCCTCAGCTTCAGCAGTAGCAGGTAATGGTGGAGCTGGTACAGCTTCTTCAATAACTGGTTCTTCTGTAACTAGAGCAGGTGGTGGTGGTGGAAGTTGTAATGCACCAGGAATGACAGGTGGTTCAGGAGGAGCTGGAGGCGGTGGAGCTGGTACATCTGGTGCAAATCCAGGAACAGCAGGAACAGCAAATACTGGAGGTGGAGGGGGTGCGGCAGGTAATGGACAATCATCTGGTGCTGGTGGTAAAGGAGTTGTTATTTTAAGTGTACCAACTGCTAGTTATTCATCAACTACAACAGGTTCTCCAACAGTTACAACATCAGGCAGTAATACAATTTTACAATTTAATGGTTCAGGGAGTTACACAGCATAATGGCATCATTTGCAAAAATAGGATTGAATAATAAAGTAATAGAAGTTCTTTCTGTTAATAATGAAGTATTAAAAGATTCTAATGGAATTGAAAGAGAAGATATTGGTATAGATTTCTTAACAAAATTAACTGGTTATCCAGTATGGAAACAAACATCTTATAATACTCATGGTGGAGTTCATAATAATAATGGAACACCTTTAAGAAAAAATCATGCTGGAATAGGTTATATTTATGATGAAGAAAGAGATGCTTTTATTCCTAAAAAACCATATAATAGTTGGATATTAAATGAGCAAACTTGTTTATGGGAATCTCTAATACCTTATCCACAGGATAACAATCAATATAAGTGGAACGAACAAAATCAATCTTGGGATTTAATAGAAGATAATATATAATTTAATCAAACAATGATTGAATCTAATATTAATGGGATATTCCCAACACCTATTTATATATCTAAATTAAATAGAAATCTTACAAATAAAGAATTATCATTTATTGATAAGACTAAATTAAATATTTATAAAAACGAAGGCAACACAACTTCTAATGATAATTACATTTTAAATCATAAATCATTTAAGGATTTAAAAACAGATTTAGATTTAAGAGTTAAAGATTATTTTAAAAAGGTTATATCTCCAACAAATGCAATTACACCTTATATTACTCAGTCTTGGTTAAATTATACTGAAACAAATCAATATCATCATAAACACGAACATCCTAATTCATTAGTATCAGGAGTATTCTATATTAATTGTGATGATAAATTTGATAAGATTAAATTTTTTAATGATAATTATAAAACAATTAAACCAGAAGTAAAAGATTGGAATATTTGGAACTCAGAATCTTGGTGGTTTCCTGTTAAGACTGGAGATGTAATACTATTTCCTTCATCTTTAACTCATATGGTAGAAACTAAACAAGGAGATAATACTAGAATTAGTTTAGCTTTTAATGTTTTTATAAAAGGAACAGTTGGTAATAATAAAAACTTAACAGAACTTATATTATGACAGTAAGAAAATTATCTGTTGAAGCAACTATAAAACGATACACAAACGAAAATGGTTTTGCTTGGGGTATTAATACAGTAATGAAATCTTTAGTTCCTGAAGCTAGTTATGATTTAACTTCTGCTGGTGAATTTATTATAGATAGATGGGATAGCATATATCCTCAACCTACATCACAAGAAATTAGAGATGAGTATATAAGACAGCAAACTATAGCTGAATGTATTGAATATTTTAATAATAAAAAATGAATATATTAATAGCGATACCTTGCTATGGTGGAAATGTTTCTAACTTAACATTCCATTCCATATTAAATACATTACGTTGGTTAAACGATCAGGGACATAATATTAGAGTTGAAACACTTCCAACCGAATCCTTAATCAATCGTGCTAGAAATAAGTTTGTAACTAAGTTCCTGGATAATAAAGAATTTAATGGTACGCATTTATTATTCATTGATGCTGACATAGGTTTCACTATTGAGAATCTAAAAAGAATAATAGACTTTAATAAAGAAGTTGTAACCTGCACTTATCCTGTAAAAGGTTTCTATTGGCAGCAATTACTAGATCGTATCAAGAAGAATACAAACATAGATGAGAAGCAGAGAGGTGTTGAAATAGACGAACAGCTAATGCGTGATTATTTGCTTCAGTTTAATGTTAATCTATATCCTAACACAGAATTTAGAGATGGCTTTGCAAGAGTAAAAGAAAGTGCCACAGGTTTCATGATGATTAAACGTGAAGTATTTACTACAATTATGGATAAGAATCCTCAGCTTAAATACAAACCAGATCTAAGAACAGGAATAGAAAACTCTCAGAACGCATACGATTTCTTCCCTGTTGGTATCTATAAAGAAAAAGATGGTGTTAATAGATTTTTATCTGAAGATTATTACTTTTGTAGATTAGCTGAAGAGTGTGGCTTTGAAATCTGGACTGACTTATCTACTCCTATAAATCATTTAGGATCTACAGAATACTACGGCAAATTCATAGATCAAATAAACAGACGTTAAGTCTTGTAAATATAATATCATATATTATATAGCTGTCATGATACCTTATAACGAACATGAACTGGAGTTTTTAAATGCTTGATTACAAATCAATCAAAGAATACTGGACTAAGTTTTACGCAGATGCTTTTGAAGATGCTAAGAAGTTTTGGAAAGACTATGCTAAAGCAGTTGAAGAATTCTATAATAAAAATAAATAAATAATAGTTACAAAACAATAAGTTATAAAAAATAATTTTATTTACTTATTATTCAATTAACCTTATCTCGCATTTGCCAAACCAACTATAGGAGTTAGCATGGCAAAGAAACAAAAATCAGCAGAAGATATAATCTATCAGATTAAAGATCTGCTTGACGATCTAGAACTCAAGATCAATCCAGAAGATAATTGGGATGATGAAGATGAGAACGAAGATCTTGATATAGATACTGACGAAGACGAAGAAGAGTAATCTATAGGATAAGGGTGGTAGAAATACCACCTTTATTTAAATATCCCCATACAATTCACAATTGACTTTTTATCCACAACCACTATAGGTGGTGTATGAAAAGAAAGAAAACAGCTATATCTGCTACAGCTATAAGATTATCTTCTTATGAGAAGTATTCAAAAGAAAGAATGGATACAATCATTAAGAGATTAGATGATCTCACAGTTGAAGTTAAAGATTTAAGAACTGATGTGAGCATGGGTAAAGGTGTCATAGCATTTCTAGTAGTCATTGGTAGCATAGCAGGTTCAGTAATAGGTTTCTTTCAATTCAAAAACTAAAACAACACAGGGTTACATTGTAGTGAATTTAAAACATCGTAAGGGTATTACATCACAACTAATAGCACAGTCTTATTTTAGCACACAACCTAATGTGTTAGTCTTCACACCTACAGGTGGTGTTGGTCCAATAGATCTTGTTGTATTTAATACTAAGACAAATGAATATACTAACTACGATGTTAAGACTGTATCTTATAGAAAGTCAGATACTAAATATGCACACAAAAAGAATGATCGTATAAATAGATCTCCATCTAAAATACAAAA